AATACCTTAAACCATACGTTGGTAACTAGGTCGACAATCACGAATGGTGCACAGCCCGCACCTGCAGCCAAAACTATCATAACAAAGCCAGCGTTCCTACCTATGCCACCAATGAACGTGGACACGACAAGAAACAAAGCACCAAGTGCCGCAAAGACCGTCATCATTGTGAAGCATGCAGATTCTAGGGCCCCGATTTTAGCATTTTGTGCTGGGGTCAGGTCTAGTGACTCAAAGTAATCGTAGTCAGGTATGGGTGGTAGGTCTGTTGTAGCTACACATCCAGCTAACATAAATGCAAATAATAAAATAAGCCTGTTCATTCTATTCTTTTACCCCAATCCATTTGGTATGGCGGAGAAATTGGGTCCCAACTGGGCTTCATTCCGTCTGTCATTATTTTCTGAACTCTGGCGTGTGCTTTGTGAATGTCGGAACCACCATCTCTGAAACCCATCCAGTTTAAATAAGATTCAAAACCGTCTCCGCCCCATTCATCATCCATCCATGAGTCTTCGTCCTCAAAATTCATCGACCTGATATGATTAGCCATATCCAAATCTGAAAATTCCATATCCATATCTGAAAATCCGTCAGGCATTGTCTATCTTCTTTCTAAATTTGTTTAAAATCATTTCAAAAACCTCTGGTGCGATTGCACCGGATACTGAAAAGATAACTGCTTTGTAAATTCCGTCAATCGGCTGACCCCATAATGCAAAATACGCCAACACCCCAATAATAGAACCGGCAATGGTTTTTCTAATCCAAACACTTATTGGGCTGTTTCTGTCGGTGAGCAACATACGTGCTATTACACCGGCACCACCAAGCAAAGCTACAAGCCAACCTCCTTTGCGGAAGTCTTCCATGCTTTGTACGATGTTATTTAAATCATCTGATGGTGGTTTCATCGTCATCTTGATTACGTTTTAATGGAATTGGTTTATATCTAGTAAGCCATTTGTAGTCACCTACTGCTCGTTTAGCTTTAATATTTGGGTTTTTGAAGTCTCCAACTGACATTAGTGGGATGCCTTCAACAACCATTTTACGCATTTCAAACGTATGGGCTTCTGTTGGAAATCTTGGTCTAACAATAAACGCTGGTGCAACGAATCCTGTTGTTTGAGCAATAGCCGCAGCAATTTCTTTTGCTGAAGATGTTTTTCTAACGCCCATAGCATACAATGCAGCAGGTAAATCTTGTCTAATTTCTGGAATATTTTGCGATGTACCATTTACAGCAGGTCCATAAAAACCACTATGTCTATTGGCACCTTGGTCATGTGTTGGTACATTCGCAACCTGTACAGCTTGTGATTCTTTGGTATTAATATTGGGGTGTCTTTCTATAATGCCTTCTGTTTTTCTGTACAAATCAGCAGTGAGAGGGGTATGACCAATGTTTCTCATCATACTATTGTAGGTATTAGAAATTGGGTCTACACCGGGCTCTCCAGATAAAATTTGTGTACCAAGATTATCAAGTGCACTTGTCATTCCGGTTGTTCTTCCGGTGCTAACATCTGTGTTATTCCATAAATGTGAGTTCATGAAATACATACCTGCACGTTTGTAAGTCCCAAGCCAGCTACTTACTACAGGAACAGAACCTTCGTATTTTGATAATTGTGCTACCCTTTCTTTAACCATTCTTGGGTCTGTTAAATCGCCAACAAGAAGTTTTCCTGTTTTAGGGTCTAAAATATTAAATACACCATTCTTATGTTCAACAACAGGTCTTGTATACAAATCATGTTTAACTTTAGTTCTGGCTGCTTCACTTTGACCGCTTAATACAATGTCTGCGGCCCAACTTGGAAGACCATAGTTTGAAGAGTATCCATTAAATCTTCCATACGGAACGGCTACAATAAGTGAAGTAGAACCTTTATGTACCTTTTGAACTCTTGCTAAATCACTTTGACCAAAAGCATCAACAATTGCCGTATCCATATTTGGGTCATTTTTAGAACGCATGACAGCTCTTTTAACCATTTCAAATGCACACTCTTTCATTTTAGCTTCGTGGTCTTTGTCAAAAACCAATAATTGATTAGCAATTTCATTAATTGCTAAATCAACATGGGTTTTTAAGCTGCCCATTTGTCCACCGTGAACAAATAAACCATCAGGTCTTATATCTGAATCTTTTAATTCACCACGCATTATTCTTCCAAGGAAATCGTGATTTGCTCCAATTTTTTGAGATTCATTAAGAGTATAAATAGCCGCTAAATCATTTACACCGGCATCTTGAATAAAGCCACCTCTGCCATTTCCAAGATTGTACATAATTTTAATGTTACCGTTATTTCCGTATCTATTAATGTGGTATCTTCCATCAATATACGAAACGGCTTCTTGTCTTTCTTGAATTGCTTTCATAATTGAGAAAGCAGATTGAACGCCTCTGTAAGCACCTTCTTCGCCCAATGGAAGAACGTCTGGCATTGTTTTATTTTTTTGAGCTTGTTCTGTGATAATATCAACTTTCATTTCTTTTTTGATATCTTCTAATTTTTGTACATTTAAATTTTGTTCTTCGATGAATTTTTTAGACTTATATGCGTTAATAATGGATGGGAATGTAACCTCTAGATATCTTCCAATAACCGTTCTTGAACTAAGCTTTGCAGCCGGTGGTGCTATTCTGGTGCCGCTCTCGCTTGCATCATTCATGTCTGTTGGTGCAGTAAGTGCAGAAAATAGAATGTGGTCACCGGTTGCTGCTTTACCCAAAATTTTATTCCAAGCTGGAATCATTGCATCTGGTCCATTTAAACCCATAGCAGCTTTGTACGAATCCATTAATTCATGTTTAGAAGAAGCCAAATACTCGTCTAAGCTCATGTTATGATTAGCGGCATTAATTTCCATCTGCAGTTTTAATGCTTCAATATAACTTAATCTTACTGTAGCCTTTGCGGAAGTTGGGTATGTTGCATCACCAATTCCGTGGGAAATTTTCTTATTCTCCATTAATTTCTTAACCATTCCGGAGAATTTATCAGGATTACTGTATAAGTCATCCCAAGTGCGGCTAGTAATGCTTCTATCAAAACATTCTGTAATGTCTGAAAGCACAAACATTCTTGGTTTTGTTAAACCTTCCATTGTTGCTAATTCAGCTAAATTGCTTGCATTGTCATATCTTTGCTCTCCACCAACCCAACCATCAGACTGTTCGGAGATTTTTTCTATTCTCTTTTCGGGCATTATCATCTTACGTCCATCCATTTCTGCCATTGCTTTAAGGTCTGCAATTACTCTTCCAAGGAAAGCTCTTCCTTTTGGATGCACTGCACCTGCTTCACCCCTATCCATTGATAGTAATTTAGTTTCAAGAATCTGGATAGCACGTTTACCGAGTGCATCAAAATCATAATTAACACCAAATAAAGACTCCTTAGTTTCAACGTCTGATATTATTCTTGGCATTGTTGCAGCCAGATTTTCATCAAACATTGATGCGGTTTTTAAGAACTTCAATGTTAATAAACCTTGTGAGTCAGACCTAAATGACCTTGTTCCTCCATAATAATCATCGGAGTCCAATGGAATATCAATGTAAGGAATTTTTTCTCCAAATAATTGTTTAACTAGATTTTTTTGAGGATTAGAACCAAAATAAGTTCCTGTATCGTCGCTTAAATAACCCTCGGACAATTCTTTATAAAGCCAATTAGCGTATAAATGATTATCATTAATGTAAAAATCTTCAATTTCAGCAGGTAAACCAAACCTGTCTTGTACTTCTTTAGGTATTTTAACTTTTCTACCTGTTTTTACAAGCAAGCCCTGCAAGAGCTCTTTTGGTGCAGTGGCGGTATTCATTTTCCAAGTTTCACCAGAAGTAATGTTTTCATAGCTTTTTAATAAAGCATATTTAGTAGCTACGTGTGCTTGTTGCATTCTTGCCTTCATTATTGATGCACCCAAAATTGCGTCGTTCCACATTCCCGGTTTATTTAGAACTCTTGTTTCTCTTATTAAATCTTGGCGTTTATTTTTAGCAGCTTCAATTGCTGTTGTTAATCTTGAAAACTCAGGAAGTCTTTGGAATTGTACTGCTTCTTCTTGAGTTGATGGAAGAACCTGCGAAGTCTCTATTTTTCCAAATTCCATTTTTTGATATTTGTCTGATTGTGTTTCTTCTAATATCAATGTTGGAACAATTTCCTGTTCTGCTAAACTTTTACTAAAAGCATCAGATAATGCCAATGGTCCATCACCAATGCTACTCACAAGAGTGCTTACACCGGACGTAAATCTAAGGTGACCAATTTCCCAAATACCTGACCTCATCCATCTAAAGTGTTGGTGATTTGATGTTATATCTCGTAGCCTATCTTTTGCGTTAAAACTCTTTTTGACACTTTTAACGTTATTTGCAGATTCAATCATCTTATTAAGTTTGTCCTTTTCAACAGGGTCAGTTGTTTCTTTTAATTTAGCTTTTAAATTCTTAACAAAATTATCAATTTTTTGAATTTCTACTGAGTCTTGGAATCCACCATGTAAAATGACTACATTTGGGTCACCATAACCAGAACTATATCCTCTGAATACTGTTGTATTAGTTACACCATATCCATATGCACCAACTAGTTGAGCTTCTCCGGCTTCTCTTGATGGAGGAATTGGAAGCGTGTGGCCATCCTGACCAATAACAGGTTCTATTGCATTATCTGTTCTTGTATGATTGAAATTGTCTGTGGTTAATTCAAATTCTTTTAAATCAATTCCTATCGAATTTGCCAAATTAGACAGTGTAACGTCGGAATAGGACTTGGATAAATTATTTCTGAATAACCAAAACGCACCAGCAGTAATATCAGGGATTCCAGATTCTCCATTTGGGTCCCATTTTAATCCTGCAATTATTTTTCCTACTGGTTCATTTTTATTCTCAAACAATTTAGCAGTTTTTTCAAAACCATATATTTGACCCAAAGAGGTAATCATGGTGTTCCTGATGTTATCTAATATCGTAGAGTAAACCTGCTTTGCTAAAGGGTTTTGTTCTGCATCAATTTTAGAAATTAAAGAAGATTCAATTTCACCAATTGCTTGAGAATGCTCTGAAACAACCCTGTTAATTGCTGCTTGTGGGTCTGTAATTCTTCTTGGAATTCTTGCTTCAGTATTTGTCTGACGAATGTCTCCCCTATCAATTGTTTGATAGAATGTTGGATACATGGCTGCAGCAAACTGTGCAAATTCATTTCTGCTTAATTTATGGTCTTTTAAATTATGCAACATTGAAGCAACACCGGTAGCTCTCATTTCGCCTTTACTTACACCATTGGCTTTTAAAATTCTAAACCAGTCATTACCGGTGTATGCTTCAACAGATTTGTCTCTGCTTAATGCACCAAGTGTAATCGCCTTCATTAATGTAGATGAAAAACTAAATGGAGAGCCGGTAATACCAAAGCTACTTCTTGCTCTTACAAGTCTTTCAAGTTCTGCTGCACTCTCAAGACCATCAGTCGATAGCATTATGCTGCGTTTAACTTCTGGTGCTTTAGCAGTAATTACATCCTGTGCTTTAAGCATTTTTGCCAATTCAACAGCTTGCTTCTTGGGGTATATACCATCTAAGTTACCAACTTTATACAGTGTTTTGCTAATGGTTGTTCTAGCGTTACCTTCTGTATCCGGTACTAGTGAAACCACAGGAGTAATATCAACATTAACTGCTGATTCCCCCTTGGCTTCTGGTAAAGAAAGTTTTTCAACCCTATACCCATTATCACCAAAAAGCACATTTGGAATGCCGGCAATTCCACCTTGGTTCTGAACCGAAGTTGAATATGTATCTGCCTCTGCTCTGGTTTTAAATGTTTTAGCCTTTCTTCCCATTTCTGGAGTTCCATCGGCATTCATTCCTGTAATTGAATCATGACTTACAATAAATCCTGATTTGTCGCTCTTTTCAAAAACATCTAAATTTAAAGTTTTACCAGCATCCCAAGCATATTTTAGCAAATCATTTCTTCCGGGGAACATGAGCTTAATGGCTTCTGACCTGTCTCCATTTAATTTTAACTTTCTTTCTGCAGATGGAACCGAGTATCCTCTTGGCTCTAATACGGCCCTAGATGACATTTCGTCAACGTGTGCAGCAAAATCTGGATTTGTTGATGCAAGTTTTCTTAAGACTGCTTGATTATACGCAATTGTTTTTCCGCTATTATCAGTGTTTTCCAGTTCTGGATTCAATCCCATTGAAGGTTTTGATTCTCTTGGTAGCTCTCTCTTTTTCCATGCCGCAATGTTTGTTTTATACATTGAGCGGAAGTTTGATGATTCTTGATGTGTAAATCTATTAAAACCAATTGAATGAATTGTAGAGTTAAAACCCATCTCATCACCGGTCTGGTCGGCAGGGTTTAATTCATGGGCAATTGAGTGTAGTGCTATGATAACAGCATTAACATCTTCTTTGGTGCAATCTTTTGGAAGTACGTGTGTAAAATAACTGAATGTATGGTTATTGTGCTGACTCATTGCATCCATCAAGAATTGATGATGGTATGGTCTATAGGCATCTTTATCTGTAAAATCAGTCATTGATTCTGGTGTTAGCCCAAACATTACAGGTTCGTCGGGGTTTAATAATGCCGCTAAATCATCTCTTCCTGGCCCTATTTCTGCCACGCCTTCATCTGTGTGATATTTAATTTGTGCAGAAAGTGGGTCACCCTCTGGAACATTGCCTGACAGTGCTCTAAATGCTTTTGCTTGTTGATTAGTTATTTGTTGGTCAAAATGAATAGAACCATTTAACAATCTTGCTGTATCTGGATGACCTGTTCTGTTTGTCATTAAACTTAATCTTTTAGACATCCATAGCATTCTAGCTGACGATTGTGGTATTAATGTTCCAGATGCAGTATCAAATCCAAGTCCTGTTTTAAATGGAATGCCCATTTGCTGTTCTCTGTTAATCATTTTAAACAACTGATTTAAATCAATTGTTGGTGTGTAGTTAATCATTAACCTTCCGTCTTCCAATCTTGTCCAACTTAGTCCTGACCTTGGTAAATCGTTTCTACCAACAATATCGGAAGTCTGTGTTGTCATTCCAATTAGAGCTGTAGCAACGTGATTATTTCTCAAGTAATCAATCTTTCCAACTTCTGTAAGTCCCGGGAACAATGTTGGTACGCTTACAGAAATAGGGTATCTTGCAGCAATTGAAGAAATTTCCGTGGCACCATATTGTCTAGCTGATAAAGCTAACTGATGTCTAATAATGTCATCTCTAAGTGATTTACCAATGTTAGTTTTAACAATTGGAAGTCTTACTTTTACCCTGTCAGAACCAGAAGCACTGGTATGAAGAAGTTCACCATTGTCTTCAGTCATACCCATCTTGCTACTTCCGTCGCTTATTGTAATATTTTCTGAGTAATCAATGTTTCCCGGAATTTCAGTAGACCTATTTATCTTACTAGCATTGTAAAAATATTCGTTTAATGTAATTGGGTCCGTTGACTCAACTCCACCGTGCAGAACGCTGTCACTTGCTGCCGGTAAACTTGATGTTGGGTCTTCATTTGAAAATGCTTTTCTAAGGGGCACACCTTCACTTGGTAAGTTTCCAAGGTGCATAGAATTTAAATCAATAGTAGATGACTGCGAAAATCCATGTATTTCATTTGTGTATCTATCATGTTCAAGCGTAGTACTAAATCTTAAAAACGGACCGTTATTAATAACATCATTTAGATAAGTTCCCCTCCTTGATGCTAAATCAGCAGCATTGTCCTCAATTCTGAAATCATGGTTGCTATAAATTGAATGCCTTGTTCTTCCGATGATTGACTGCTTATGCCTTCTATCAAGGAATGAATATGGTGTCTCCATATTAGGCACCATTATTTCATTATGTGCTTCGTGTGCTGCAAAATATCCATGCCAAAACTCAGGACTGTCTACAAGTTGAGCCATAATTGTATGAATCTCTTTATGTTCAACTACTCCAAGATTTGCTCTTTCACCTTCTTTAATTGTAGCAACCTTAGTGTGTAACGAATTTGAAACAGAGTAATCAACTGCATCCTGAAGGCTTAATCCATTTGGAATGTTGTAATCAGGGTGTATAGGGTGTCTTACGGTTCCCTTAAATGCAGCAGGATTTTCTTGTTGTTTCTTAATTAATTTTAGCGAATTAATTACACCAAGAGAAGTAAGTACGTTCAATGAGTTGTTTGTAGAGCTTAATTCAGAAACAATGAAAGCTTTAGTTTTTTGAGGAAGCTGATTTATAAAATCATTAATTAAAGCAAGATTATCAGGTGAAAGTTGTGAAAATGGTACACTAAATTCTCCGGCAAGACCGGCAATTTCTGCTTGTCTGTAAGCAGCCGTGTCGATTCCGGGAAGTGTTCCATAAACAACGTTAGTTTTATCTGTAAATACAGAATTTCTAACCAATAAGTGCCTTAATACTACAGACGAGGCTACGCCAAGAGATTGGTGTTGTACGCTTAAGTTTAAGTTTTGGCTCATTTCACCGCCTAAAAATTCTACGCCATTAAAGTTTGTACCTAGTCCAGACCAGTTTGCTGTATTATTTAAATAACCGGTCTTATCCTGCATTGCATCTAAACTCTTATTAGTAACCATATCAGTTATAAGCTTTGAGTATTGGATTCCTTTATTTCTACCAAGTCTTACAGCATGCCCAAGCAAACCAATTTCAACAATAGATTTTCCGCTAGCAATTGTCATGTTCTTTGGTAAATCAAACCTAGAACTTGCACCGTTATCAGAGGAAATTTGTGTTAATAAATTAAATAAAGGCAGGTGTCTTTCTGTTGGTGTTACAGAAGCTAATCTTTTATCATTAGTGTTTCCGTCAGATTCCCAATAATCATGGTTTGCGAACATCATGAGTCTTAATTGACCGTCAAATAATAAACTAGCGTCAGCCTGTTTCTTTCTAATGGACAATGGAATACCAGAGCCAAATCCGCTTCTTATTTCTAATGAATCTTTATCTTCTAAGCTACAAAAAATATGGTCTAAATCAAATATGGTTTTTCCACCAATTTGATAAGTTTGTACACCGTATTGTGGTGCAAATGCTATGTGCTCCTGTCTGCTGCCACCAACAACATTTTTTCTAAGATATACTCCACTGCTTGGTGAATTATCACGCACTACATCGTGTAAAAATCTTTGATTACCAAGAGCAAAAAGGTTTTTTAGTATTCCAGCCATTTGTTGTTCGTAATTATCATTAACAACACTTCTCTTTAAAGATTCTATTTGTTCTCTTTGCTTTTGTAATCTTACACTTGCCTCTTCTGGTGTTAAATTAAATTTTGCCATGTATTTTTGAGGGTCTGTTTCGTGTAAACGTACATAGCCCTCTAAATCTTCAATATGCATCATTGCTTCACCAATCTTATCTTGGTAACCGCTAAATAGATTCATTGCACATTCATGCAATGTTTCGTATTTTGCTAATGACGAATTTACAGAATCAAGATTTCTGAAGTAATAATTAAACCGAGAACCAAGCTTTCCGCCGCTTTGTGAAAATTGCGGACCAACAGATTCAGCACTGGGTCCAAACGGAACAACATCACCCTGTGGGTGGATTCTTGTTCCAAACCAAGATGTGTTAATACTAGCTACTTCATTAAAATCAAACGGTGTTCCAAACCATGCAGCTCCAATCATTGGAACCGGTGTATGGAATCCAAATGCACCATATTCAGAACCCTTTACGGTAAGGCCTTCATACGTACCGCCAACACCTTGAATTGTATTAGTTAATCCTCTTCTCTTAATGACATTTGTTGTCAAGCTGCTAGGTACTGTGTTGCCCTCACGACCAGTATTAAAATTGCCAAAGAAAGGTCCTTTTGGTTTTCCTCCGCTTTGAAGAAATTGATTTGGTTGTATTACTAATGCATCCGTAACCATTTTATCAAACAGACCAACTATAAACGCATTGTAAGCATCATCTGACATTGCATTTGCTTCTCTTTGCTTTTTAACGTCCTTTAACATTTCTTGCACTACAGGTTCAATTAACAAAAGCTTTCTTTGAATTCTTTCGTTTAATTTATGAGCCAAGCTAGATATTGAGCCATTATTATCATTATCTAAATAACGTTTCTGTAAATTTTTGTAAGATTCAGAATTCAGATGTTTATTAATAATTTTTTCATAAACGTCGTCAGGAACCCAATCTGGTTTTATAAACTCAAATTTAAGGTCCTTTCCGTTTAAGCTATAAACCCCAAAATCAATACTTGTTGTATATGTTCTGTAAAATTGTTCTAAACCAAGTCTTCCAGTAACTTGTGGGAAAACTGTATCTTTTGCGGCTGCAATGATTCTTTCTCTTGGATATTTTTCAAAATCGGAAATATCAAGTGCTTTTCTAGATGGAAGTGTTCCCATTTCACCGCCACTAACATTTGAGATGTCTAAACTATTATGATAGTACATAATAAGGTTAGCTAAATCTGCCTTGGTAACGTATCCATCTCCAATAGCCATGGAAATTTGTTCTACACCGGAAAGCTGAAATGCCTCAGGAGTATGAGAAAATCCACTTTTATTTAATGTCTCAATTATGTTAGTTCCCTTAATCATAGGCGGGAATCTGTCGTTAAGAACATTGTCAACAACACTGTTACCAACAGATAGACCATGCTCTGCTTCAATGGTGGCATTACTTAAGGCTAAAATATCGTCGATGGTATACGTTGCCTGTAATCCCTCTGTGCTTCCTCTAATTACTCCGTACTGACCAAAAGCGTATGAGAAACCAACAGGTGAACCGGTATCGTGAGTTTCATCATAAATTCCAGCTTTTTCAGCTTCTTTTTGTGTTTGGTAAAACTTATCGAAATCACCTCTTACTGTGTATGTTTTCTTTGTAAGAACTAATTTACCATCTTTATCAACTTCCCATCCATTTTGAGTAATCAAAAATCTTCCTAGTTTTTGAAACTCGCTGCTGCCTTTGAGTGCAATGTAGCTCACCAAAGACAATTTACCAAGCTTCTTGGTTACGTCAGATGCATCTTCACCGCCTTTTAAATCGCCAACTGAGAATAGCTGACTGCCATTAAAATTTTCAACTTGGATTATATTGGATGAATTTGATATTCTTTTAACCAGTTCCAACGTGCTTCCTTCTTCTGGAACATCCTGTCTTGGTTGTTCAAATAACTGTTTTCTATTTAATGTTCTTCTTTTTTCAGTTACTCTTGCTTGAATTTCTGTTGGGCTTGTAAAGTAATTTGCTTTTGCAAATGCATCTACTGCTCTTCTGAGAGATACAATTTTGTAAACATTTGGTTGGTCTATTCCAAAATTTTGTGGGTCTAGTGCTGAATGAAGCTCAAGTGCATGTCCTGCTGCATGGAAATCGTCATGCATGGGTAGAAGCCTCAATTGAACTTCTGGGTCACCCTGTGTGCTCATTAGCAAGTTTTCAAAACTTTCATAAACTAAATTTGCATCAGTTGGACTGTTAATTGTATCAACTTTGTTAATTAATTCTAAAGACTTATTAGCTAAATCAGGTGAAACTAGTCCTGCATCTGCAAGTTCGCACAAGGCACCGGATAATCTTCCAATGTACGTTTTAAATAATGGTTTAACGTGTGCATTTAAATTTTTATAAACCGGAGAATTGTTAATCTCCTGAATAAAGCCCTGAATTACTTGATGTGGGTCATAATCGCTTTCAATTTTCTTTAAATCAAGGTCTGCATCTTTTGCACCAAGATACCTCAAGAAATTCTTCCTAAGCATAGCCCTTTCTTTTGGTCCGTTGAACGTATAATTTTTTTGATGGTCGAACTTATACTGAAGAATATGTTGAACTTCATGCAACATCATGCTCGTTGCTGGGTTTTGTTTAATAAATTCGTTTCTGTATAGGTAACTTGGGTATGCCAGCTCTCCTGAATTTATTAAATTTCTGATACCAAATTCAATATGGTACATTGGTTCCCAAGAAACACCGTCATACGATTGAACAGCCGAAGCACCAAGCCTATCAACAAATTTTACAGGAATATCCTTCATTTCCGGGAAATGTTTATAAAGCTCTTCATGGTCAAATATATCACCAAGTGTAACATCTTTTGGGCCTACATATTTACCGGATGACGGTTTGTTGCCGTATTGATTCATGTAATCGTCAAACGCTTTTTGTGGTTCGTCTAATTTGATAAACGGAGTAAGCTCTAACCTTCCTTGATTTTTTGAAGTGAATGTAGCGTTGTTATCAGGAAGTTCAAAAAGAACATATTTAGTGTTATTTTGTCCATTACCAACAACACGAACAAGACCTGTTGCTTCCATTCTCTTAACAAAACTTTCCTCTGATTCATTGATTGGTCTTTCAAAACCAACAACAGATTGCATTGCACTTTGGGTTCCAAGTTCTCCGTATGGCGTTGCTTTGTTTGCGTATTTACTTAATTCCTTTAATGCCTCTGGGTCATGTTTAAAGTTTGGATTTTCATTTGCAGAATTAATTAAATCGTAAATTTTAGCTGGTTCTTTTTTGCTTCCAATACCTACAAGATTGAAAAATGAATTGTTAAATTGAGATTTTTGGAAACGATTATTTACGTCTGCAAAATTGGTAATGTTTAATTTTTTTGCTAATGGTGGAATGTCATTCACACCATACAAAATTAAATTAGATTCTAATAAATTTATTGATGCAATAGCAGCACGATATGCTTGTGAGTTTCTTTGTTTAATTGCTACACGCTCAATAGTTCTCAAATACTTTATTTGAGTTTGCACACTGGAACCATCAAGTTTTGCAGCATCCCTAATCGCCATAAACGATGCGTCTTTTGATAAATCTAATTCGGGAGAATAATGATTTAATAAAATTTCAACGTATGTTAAATGTGCTCTACTGTCTAAAAATTTATCTGTTACATTTATATCTCTTATTCCGTCTGAAATCGTTGTATCAAAAAACTTTACTTGCTCTGTAAATGGCAATTTAAAATAATCTTCAGTGGAAATTGATTTTGTTACCCCTGTTTCGTATTTAGTTTGAAATTTTTGGTTTTCTAAAGTTTCGGTTTCACCTTTTTCAGCAACTTTAGTGGCATCTCCACCACGTCCACCACGGTCATTTTTACCATTATCTGAACCGGCTATTACACTAATTATGGAACTACCATGCACTATAACATGTTTATCTGTTTGCTGTACAAAATAAGCATTATGTTCACCATCCGAAAGAAAACTTGGCTTAACCATCATTAATGGTTTTTTACTTGAACCAAAAACAACAGTTACATCATTAAATGGAAATACTCCATTTGCCCCAATTAATGTTTGAATATTTTGGTGGTCAATGGTTCCTGATGCCTTTTTTAATATTTTTTTGGCAATTTCTGAACCTTGTACAATTTCATTACATGAATATATTTGTTCTAGAAAAAAACTTGCTAGTTCTTTATGTTTTTCGTCAAGCAGTAGTATTGTTGCTGGTTTACCTTCTGAATCAGGGTGTGTATAATAAGTTCCGTTAGAATCAAGAAATTTTGCAGTTTCTGTTATCAAATCGTGCAGAAGTTTATCATTTGCGTCACCGAGGGCTCGTAATTCTAACCAGTCTGGTGAATTAATTCTAGTTTGGAAATAATCTCTTAATTTCTTTACTCTTGTACTTTCTACCAACTTAAAATCAGTTTGATTTTTTAAGCCGTGGAAAACTTTAAAATCAAATGCTAAATTTGCTTTTCCATATGTAGGCGTAGTGGCAGTTATAGGACTTTGTGAAATTGGACTTCTTTGTGAATCAGGTCTAGAGCCATTAAAAGCATCATCAAAAGCTTCTGCAAAATGTTGATTAATTACCCATTCCCTTTCAGCATCATTTAATCCATGTAATAGTGGCGAATTTGCATCAACTACAAATACGGGTCCATGGTGCGAAATTTCTGCCCTAACAATTTTATTTTCTCTACGAAGTTGGTCTAAATATTCTGCTTCAGAAAACCCAAGTGCAGAAATATCGTCCAAGTCATAACCAGAAGCCCTCATTGCCTTGCCCTTACCTGTGCCTACGCTGTCTTTAAAGGCTAATACAGGAATTGAATTTACATTGTAAGAACGTTGTACGCCACGCACCCATATAGCAGCAGTAAGTTCTCTTTGTGTTTTTGAAGAAAGCAAATCGCCTGTTCTGTATTTTTTCCAATAATGGTCTTTATCCTCAGAAAACGCCTTAAATTTTCCAAAATCTATTTCTGTATCAATTCCTACAACATTTCCCTTATCATCAAGGCCCCTGCATTGCAGCATTCTTCCCCTTGAATCAAAATTAGACAAATATTCATTTAATTTATCACGAACTCTCTTTTGTTCTGCAACATCTGCACCACCTCCAAAAAATGCTTCAGAGTTGAAACCATCCGGAGACGGAACTTTATCAGCGTCATCAAGCTTTTTAAAATGTTTACCTGCAACTTTTGCTGCTCTTTTAAAACTATCAACTACATCAATTTCTTGCCCAAACGGACTGTAAACTTTGAAATTTCCACCTTTTACGAAAATCTCGTAACCCTGTCTATCCCTGTACCTAGTGTTGGTAATTCTCTCAAAACCCTCCGTTGATAGATTTCTTCTAAATCCTTCGTATGAATTTCCGTGGTGATATGCAAACGGCTTAGAACTTGTTAACTCAAGGTTAACCATTCTATCTAATCTCAAAGAGTGATATGGGAAATTTGGACCCCTTTTATTGATTCTTGCTTCTTCACCGGGGCTGTTAATAAATCCTTCGTCTCCACGTTTAACGGCATTAAAAATATTGTACATAACGTCTCTTACCTTAGCCGAATTTGCACCGTATTTTGCTCTAAATAGTTCTTCTGAGGGTACACGGACAGATGGGTCCTGCATCATATTAATAACGTACTTATCAAATGCTACGTTCATTTCATCAATGCTTGTGAATAATTTTCTTACATCTGGTCTGCTCCAAGTCGTAATTTTGTTATTGTGAATAGCCATGTAATCAACCGCAGTAACCGTCATGGTTGTTCTTGTCTTGGATAATGGCTTTCCGTTGGCGTCTGCTATTTTGTTGGAAATTCTTAATTCATAAGGAACAAACATTCTATGCGTAATTGGAACATCTTTACCCTGTAGTCTGCTTAAAACTCCACCTCTCGTAATTTCTTTTTCAGCAGCCCAATAATCACTTACCATGATATTTGGTGTTGTAAATCCACTGTCATAGTAAGACCTAATTACGTCTCTAATTGCTTTGGCATGATTAGCTGTTGTCTGGTCCATTCCTCCATCCCTAACAATAGCATCAAAAGCACCGTCACTTAAGTGAGTTAAATCAACCGCTTCATTTCCGTGTTCATCTACACTTATTTCTACTTTTAAATTGTCTGGAAGGTTTTTGATGGTTTCAAAAGTCTTTTTGGACATGGAATCAGAAATTTCATTTAATTCCTTTTCCCCCTTCATAGTGACTCCACCGGCTACAGGATTAAACATGTATTCCTTGCCGTGTTTTTTGGCCTCAACTGCCATTCTTTCAGGAGATAGCCTGTAGATAGTATTATTGTCTAAATTAATTGCCTCCCTGATTAATCTTTTGGCAAATTCATCCATTCCGGGGTGCTTCTGCCATTTTCCATCATCATAAACCTCTAATTGAACTTTTGGTGTTCCATCTGGAGCAAATATTCCACTGCTTGTTACCCTTACACCTGCTTTATTTAATTCCAAATGTTTCTTTGCAAATAAATCATTTCTTGCACGTTCAAAATAATACCTGAGCGGTTTTTCCGAATCAGAAAGCATAATGTCTCTGAAATTTGAAAACATATACAAACCTTCCATGTGTTGGCCACATATTTCTTCAAACATCCATCTTGCACCCGGATGCATTTGAGAATTAAAATCTTCTTCTTTAAAATCTGGGTCTAGTCTAGGGTCTGGGTAATTTTTATACAGGTTTTCCCTTAAATAATCCGTTTTATTTGGATAGTCTTTTCTTATTTCACCAAGCCATCCTTCAAAACTTTTAATAAGCTCTGGTTCTACATTTAAACTATCTTTTTCAATAGACCATTTTTTATATTCAGGAGTAAATCCAGTATCTTTATTAAATGCTTCCTTTCCAGTTGCAGTTTTATACTGCCTCATGGCAGCTTTACTTGAATAATACTCTGCACCACGTCTTTGTGCCCAAGCTTTAATCATTACTGCATCAGGTAAAATTCCACCGTCTTTTTTAGTTCCAAAGAAATCACTATGATATGTTGATGTTTTTTGTTTTCCTTCTATTGCGTAAAGAGCAGCATGACTAAATATTTCGTGAGCAACATCTGCACCTCTTACAATGTCTGGAGTCATTGTAATTATTGGAACTTTTTCTCCTTTTGCATTAGTAACTACATCAAAACTTGCTTTTCCTCCAATTTTTGCATTTTGATAACCATTTACTCCTTTATTTTGAAGTTGGTTTTGTAAATCTTTGTCTTCAAATGCTATGATTGCATTTCTTTGTTCGGTTGGGTCCAGAAGCCTAAATAATCCATCCCAAGAATTTCTGTTATTTGCCGAAGCTCTTTCATTTCCAAATTTGTCTTGTGCTTCAAGAATTGTTCTAATTTTTGCTGATGCAGTTGGATTATATTTTTCTATTTGTGGAAGAACGTTTCCGTCAAATTGGTCAATTAAAAGTCTGTGTGAAAATCCTCCATTAATTATGGACCATGAATGCCTAAATGCACCGGAATAACCAGACCACACAAGACCCATGGCTGCACCGGATAATGCACCCTTATCCCTGTCATTTAAATATCCTAAAAATCCAAACTCAAGTGCACCTACGTATCCTTCTTTTAGTGCTGCTGTTGATAATTGTAATACTGGGTCTACGGTTACATTAAGAAACTTAGCAACCATTTTACCTGTGGGTGATAAATTTGGATTTTGGGCCAATCTTTCAAGTGTTGTTAATCCAATTTGCGACCTTGGGATTACTCCTTTTGCTGCATTTGCAAGCTCTTCACCGTAAGCACCCATTACTTCAGCATTTGTTCTAATTCCAAGAGAGCCAAGATAACCAACTGTTCTCTTAACGCCCCCGGCTGCTGCTGCTTCTCCTGTTACGCCAACGGCTGTTTCTGCTGCATTTCTTATTACTGCATCGGTAACACCAAGACCACCGGCTGCCCTCTCAATATTAGCACCAATTAGACCTTGAACCATTGCCGCAGGATATTCCAATATTTTTCCGGCTGTTTTAAATACACCGGCTGCTGCACCTTGGAATAATTTTCCAGAAGCGTTTTCAAATCTTGTTTTAGTTTTAGAGAAAAATGAACCAGCTTTTGATGCACCTTCTTCAATTGCCAATCCTGACGCAGATGCTGCAATTGCAGATTCTGCACCAGACGTCATTAACGCACGTCCAATAGCAGGAAGCTCAAGACCAATAAAACCCATAGCATGTGCTATTTTTGGGTTTATGTATCCTTTAATATTTTCTCTTTCTTGAGGACTTAAATTAATAAATCTATCTAATAAAACCTCCTGACCTTGTTCCATTAAGTGCGTGTTATAATTTGTTTCTCTAGCGTCGTTCCATTGTGCAACTTCTGCTCTCCAATCACGAGATTTTCCTGTTACCAAAGAAGTAGCAGCAGCTCTTACGTGAAAAATTGGTGACGTTGGGTTTTCGGAAGATGTAAGAAGGTGTATCATGTCTCTATACATCCTTCCGACACCCTCAATGGTTGAACCTGCCCATACTAATGGATTTGGACTTTCTTTAATTCCCTGTGCAAGTGTTACAGGCAACATTGCCATGTCTTTTACGGCCTGACCAAACACTTCACCGTAATTTGTTACTCTGTCTGAGCTTTCCTGAACAATTTTTTTCCAAGTAGCTTCTGTATTTGGGTCATTTAAATCAAGTTTTTCACCGGGGTGAGCGGCAAAATAATCCATGTAGCTTTGTTGCTGTGGAGCTTCTGCGGCTAAATTAAGGTCTTGATATGTAGGATTAAGCGACCTGCCCATATCCGTTAATTGTTTAGCTCTTAAGGCTACTTCATTAACGTCTTGGTTTTGTTCAAAGTTTTCCATTAATTTCTAATTTTTTTGGCTCCGGGTGGTGCCTTTTGTCCTGAAGTACCAGAACCCTTTGGCTGTAGCAACATCATTCCGTTATCTTGTGCTACAGTATCAATTTTGGTTCTAGCCATTTCTAGTGCCATATCAAGTTTAGCCAATTCATTGCCACCCAAATGAGTAAATGTATAACCAGCTCTTCTTGGAAGTATTTGCTCGGCTCTACCTGTGTCCATGTCTGAACTACCAGAGCCGGACATTTTAGCACCGTTTAGAATAAATTGAAATGTTTGTACCATTTGATTTTCTAATGCTTCTGCTTCTGCTGAATCTTTACTTGGGTCCATAGGTCCAAGGTACGTATTTCTTTTGTATATTGCCCTGAGTCGTTCTGCCTGTTCTGTAAATTGTTGATATTTTTGAACAATAAGTCTGAAATTTGTTGCTTCAGCTTCTCCGCCCTTAAATGGAACTGTTTTAACACCAAATGTCTTTGCTAGCGTATAATTGTCTATGCTTTTAACCGTACCATCTTCCATTGGAACGCTTGAAAAACCAGCAGGAACAACATGAAATCTATTTTTAATTACTGCACCGGTTTTTTCATCGTAACCTTGTGTGTATTCAAATGGTTGTTCCATGCCAAATACATCAATTCCTTTTTTTGAGCTAGAAAGCACAAGACCTGCATTAACATCACCAATTTTGTTAACATAAAAGTCCATGTCTGGACCTATTAAACTATTTCTACCCTGTGCCGGTGTTTGTGGTCTTTGTTGTGATGCATATCTACTTGCATTTAATGGAGTGGAAAATGCAGATTCATAACCAGCAAAAGGATTCAGTGCAGTCGCAGTTCTTGGTTGTGCATATCTTTGTTGCGAATAATCAATAACATTCTGGTTGTATGAATCATTTTCAGAAGATTGTGCCATTACATCACTCGGGTTGATGTTTGGTTCGTAATTGTAATTATTTGGAGGTGTGTAATCGTCTTCCATTATTAATTACTTTGATTGTTCATTGATTTTCTGTTGTTAATATCAACAAATTTATAAATATTGTTTTTTCTATCAACAAAAAGTGCAACTCTATCTCCGTTGATTTGTGTCACTCCTCCTTTTTGATTCTGTTTTTTAATGCTTGGAAGCATAAATATTCCGTTGTCTGGAATGTCAGCATCATGGTTTGCTTTGTGATAATCTGCTTGAATATCTTCAAAAAATTCTCTCGCTCCGTCATTTCCACCAGATAAATCTTTTTTATAAGATTTATTAAATCTATCAAAATAAATTTTGTGAGTATCTGGATTTGCAGTAGATTTTCCATTTTTATTTTGATAAAGACTATTTAATAACCAATTACCCATTGGATTTGTTTCCTTTCCATAATGTTTTGCTGCAAAATCAGCTTCATTTTCTGAATTTAATTCATCCATGTAAACTTTGTTATTTCTTACAATAAATCCATGTTTTACAAATTCTTCATCTTGTTTTGTTTGTAATTTGTTTTGGTCCTGTTGAATTAATTCTTGAGCTCTTTTTGTCATTTCATCTCTTGAAAGAGGAATTCCAGCGTTTCCTAATCCCGGCATACCCATTCTTTGTGCCAAACTAACAGCTCCTTCTGTAATACCAAGTCCATTAGAAGCTGCCATTAATCCTGTAGCGTATATTGCCCTTCCTGCTGCTTCTGAAAGTACATTGGCTTTTGTTGGTGTTCCTCCAAACATTCCATATTCTTCTCCATTTAATGGATTCTCTGCATATTCTGTATTTGGATTAGGTTCATATTTGTATTTTTCGGGAACTGCTGGTTTGTCTATAACTTGAACGTCATGGTCAATACCAAGTGTGTTTCTTGTTTCAGTTTTGTATGTTTCTGGAATGTAATCTGATTTTTTAACTCGTTCAAGAAGGTTGTAGCTTAATGGATTTCTTGGTTCATACATTTTAACACCTAAACCCTCACCAAGAGTAGCAACAGTTTTTTTTGCAGCTAAACCGGGTCTGAAAAAAGGATTTATAAAAAATCCTTTAATACCAGATGCAGAAGGTGCTTCCCATTCTTTCTTTAATTGGTTTGCTCTATCAATATCTTTTTGGTCAACAAGTGGCTTGTCTTTAAATCCAACTTTAGATACTTGTTTTGCTCCAGAACCAATTTGTGGATTTCCAGCAAGGTCATGTACGCCTTTTTCTACTTCTGGAACTCCTCTGTATATGTTATTAAAAAGACCCCTAGAAAAGTCTAGTAATTCTGCTAATGTGTTTTCATTGACTGGTGGTGGGAATTCTGACATGATATTTTATTTGGTTAAATTAAGAACGATATAATCTTTCTGGGTCATTCATTGGTTGTGGAGGCGTCGGTTGTGCTGGCGGTCTATAAAGTGCTGCTTGTGGTCCTTGACCTCCATTAAATGTACCAGCTCTAAGTTGGTCTGCTACTGTATTGATATGTGCAGACCATTGTGCTGCAGATGGCATTCCACGTGCATTCATTGTTTCTGTCTGTTGTTGCCCAACGCTTTTTTCACCGGAAGGAATTTGTTCGTATCCAAGCGAAGGTATTCCATTTTTATTATAAGATACTGTGGGCCTACTTGTTGGATACCCCTTTTGTCCAACAGGTCGGTTATCCATCCAAGAACCTGTTTGATGATTAAAACCTTGTCCTTGATTCATGTATGCTTGAATTCCGGGGTGATTTAAATCTGCAAATGGATTTCTTAAATAATTAGCGATATCCGAAAAATCTTCTTCGTTTAGCTCACCAAACATGCTTGGAATTGTTTTTTTCAATAAACCCTGTGGAACATTACTTTTGGATGTAACACCGCCTGAATTTAGTGTGTTATTTAATTGGTTTAAACCCTGTTGTGGTTGGTTTAAATTAAAGTTACCGCCCCACATACCGGGGAATAAGGGTTGGTTATTGGATTGGGGAAATGATGGAGGTTGTGGCATGATTATGGTGTAATTACCGGTTGTGGATTAAATTGGTTTTTTATGTGATTATACCCAGACATAATTTCATTAAGACCCTCACCGGCATACATTCCTGCTGGATGCGGAATTGTAAACATTCCACCTAAATTTATTAATCCGGGTGAAACTGGTGTATGGTGATTACCGTTTGATAATTGATTTTTCCAGTATTCTTCTTCTTCGTCGTTATACATATTTGGTGGAAAATTTGACATAAATCTATCTGTTAAAGTATTGTATCTTCTGCCATCGTAACCTGTTTTTGAATGTTTGTACACTTCCTCTCCAGCCATATATGTTGCAAGTGGGAGTGCATGTTGTACAATTAACCTTCCTGCGGTATTTTTAATGTAATGTTGCGAAACAGGGTTTTCAACTGCAGCTAATGCAGCTCTTGCTGGTGCACCCATTCGAGCAAGCCACGGAATTGCTTCTGGAGCAGCAAGTGCAAGTGCTGTCCCTCCAACACCAACAGCTAAACCTTGAAGAGCTTCCTTTCTTTCTTGTTCTTCTAATTTGCGTTTTATTTCATCCGGTGAATCTGGCCTATATCCAGATTTTTGCAATTGTGCTATTGCATTTCCCCAATTATTTGGGACTTCTTCAGTATTTTCAAAATTTGTATAATATCCCATAATTATGGTGTAATCTCTCCATTTGTATTATTTACATTTCCAGCTCCATTTGCATGTATCAAAAGACTTGAATCATCAGAATTATTTACTTCGTTATTTTTCTTTTCAAGAACTCTTTGTTTTTGTGCTTCAAGGGCTACTTGTAATCTTTCAGCCTGAGCAACAACTTCAGCAGGATTTGAATTTATTCCGCTCAATGCACCTGCAACCCTATCAGCATCTTCATCTGCTTGCAGTTTTTTTAGTAATTCTAAAGTGCTTGTTACGTGACCGTAATAAGGGTGGTCTTGACCTAAAGAACGTTGAACTGCTTCAAAAGCTGCAATATGTGCAGCAATTTGACCTTTATTTTTTGCACCAAGTTGTGCCAGCCTTTTAGCTTCAGCAGCAGCAATGACTTGGTCATTATGTTCTGCTGTTGCATTTTGAACCGCTAATCTTCCTTCGTTTGCTTTTTCAGTTACTTTGATTTGTGAATCTGCAAGTGCTGAAGCAGTTGTCACGGACCTGTCATATGCAGTGGTTGCGGCTTTTTCGGCCGTCATTGCAGCATCAAGTGTTGCTTGTTTTGTAAACTTTTCCTTCATTTTTTCCATTTTTTGTTCACCAGCATTTCTCATCCCAGCACTTCCAAATGTATCGGCCGCTTGGGCTAAGTTTTGCAACGGAGCATACTGCATTTGCATTGCTGTTTGAAGCGTATCTCGCTGACCCCTATAATCTCCTAATTGTAAATTTTGCATATTAGTTTGTTATTGATGCAGCTCCTTGTGCGTTGATAGATGCTTGCGATACGTATTCGTCAAAAGATGGGAAAATATCTGTTCCTGTAGGCACTGATACAAATAAGTTTGAACCACCGGCAACTGATTGCCTGATTTGTTGCGAACGAATTGTTCCAATGTTTTGCGTTTCTACGCCAGAAGCACATGCATCTGAAATTAATTGAGATTCCAATGGAACTGCTAATGGAATTGCTGATGCTGCACTAAATGCATTTGAAACTACAGTTTGTGCAATTCCAGCAGATGTTGTAGCAATGTTGATTTGCTGACCTTGTGTTGCCACATTCTTGAAATAATCTACGTTTGCATGACCTCCGCCCATTGCAGCAGACATTCCTGCTAAAAATTGAGCAAATGCTACACCCTCATTAACAGGGCTAGAACCATAAACATCAGTTTTAATTGAGTTTTTAACTTCATCAAACTGGCTTTTTGCTTGAGCCCCGACAGCATCTACTGCAGTAATAAATCTGTCTGTTAAAACAACTCCTGCATTAGTTTCTGCTTGAGCCCAATAACCATCGGTTTTCATTATTTCAGCTAAAGTTTGAGCCGTGTAGCTCATTTCTTGAGCTGGGTCACGTGTTTTAAATGTAAAACCACCAGTTAACTTTGACCAAGTAGTTGTAATTGCATTCAACGCAGGTGCAGACGAGGTGGTACCTGTGTCATTTTCGTAAAAAATTCCGTGATAATAAACCCTTACTCCGGGGGAATAGTCTATTGTGGAATTGTAAAAATAAATTCCTTTTGAATCGTAGTCGTTGTATAATTTAGAGGGTAAAGCCATTTTAGAATACGCTAAAGATTGAGCGTCCGGATACGCTAGCATCAACCATTACAGAATAGAATGCAGGTCTACCAGAATTAACAACTACTTCTATCTTACATCCCATCGACTTTTTTGCAGCCAAAGCACGTCGAACCGTTGTTCCAAGATTTCCGGATACTTTATCAATAGTACTTGTTGAGTCAGGATTCAATGTAATGAAGTTAATATCAGTCTCCGTTGCACCGTTTGTATCCATATGTACCGTTGTTGCGTCGTAACGTTTATCAAGGTGTGTTTTAAACATGTAATTACGTGTGCGAAACTTAGCAACAATTGGTGTACCATTATCTGTTGAATTTGCCTGTAATACAAAAACCCTTCCGTCGGCTGTAACCCCAAAAACATGGGGAATTCCATCATAATACCGGCAAGTCACTAAATGCTTAAAATTTACAGGATACACGTCGATAGATTCGAACAGGTTTTCGAGCAGTGGATTAATTACTAGCACTTTATTGTTTTCCGATGAACCAACATCGGCAAACGATAGGTGATATCTGCCGTTGGCGGCTGCACCGGAGGCTTTTTGCAAAACTGCCGGGTCACGGTTTTCAAAGTAATTATGAAGCGGTAGGGTTGCTGGCCCTTGTCCCTCGAGCCATTGATAATTAAGTGGAAGTGCATACACGCCATTGTATCCCATAAAGAAAATCTTACCGCCTGTCTCATCAACCGAGTCGGGTGCTATGCAACCTTCGTGTGCTGATAATAATTGAACCTTATGAAAATGGTCTTGTGTGGGTGGTTTGTCGCTAGCCGTTACTGCTGGCATTGCTGGCTCAATTTTGTACATAGAACGCTTACCAAGTGCTATAAGTTGTCTGGTAGTGTCAGACCAATGCAGGGCTGTGATGGGGTCATACGTGCCTTGTACAAGTGAAAGCGTGTCAGGATTGAATGGTTGCACACCACCGTATAAACTGAACCAAATTTGGTCGTTTTTGGCGTACGCCAGACGGCCCAATACGTACTCTGCTGACGTGAAATTGTAATCGCCAGACCAGCTTGCTGCTTCTGCGGCTTCAATGGCGGCTGGCTTAGTGTAACCTAACCCACCAACAGGAAGGTAAGCCCGATTTGCCGTTGGTAGCTGGGTAATAGCCGGTGTTGTTGTCATGGTTGGCACACGACGCACTTTTCCATCAGAGCCCCAAAGGTAAATGGCATCGTCGACTCCATGTCCTGCTGTGGCGTGAGTGCAAGTCACTCCTGTTGTAGCGTGGAGCAGTGCACCTTGGCGTGGGCGAAGGACGCCATCGTCGATACGCATGTTTTCAATGTACTCAAGTAACCCTTTGTTGGGGTCAAAGGCGGCACTATTAGGAAATGTCTGGAAGCCCTGAAAGCTCAGGTCACCGTCTTGTTGGAATTCTCTTGGCATAAATTTTTTATTTGGATTCTGGACCTGAATTTAGGGTTTTTGTGTAACCGTCAAAATTACCTTTAATATCAGTACAAACATCAAAACCTTCACCCCAACTGGCTTGTTCTTCTATGGCTAATTGTTTTATCTTTATTGGACCAACAGGGGTTTGACGAAGAACAATTGTTCCTGTGTGCACTTGTGTTAATACAAATTTGCCCGGGCCCGGTGTAGTTTCTTCTGGGTTGTCTGGTGTCCAAGTAATTTTTGCTATGTCGTGCCTAATGCAATCAGTTTTAATGTAACCAACACCTTTTTCTTCTATTCCTGTAACGACTTCTACTTCATCAACATTGTTAGCATATACGTCAATTGGCCCATCGGCCACACTGGCGTATTCAGGGCAAGTGCAGCAGCCCTCAGATGGAGGCTCGTAGTTTGGTCCATTATTTAAACTAATCTGTATGTCTGAACCTTCAAAATGACCAATCATGTTACTGCTATTAATGGTAGGAAGTTTCAATGTTTCAGTAGTTACATCTACATAACTTTGCAAAGCTCCACTACCATTCACTTTTGTTTTAATAGTTGTATCGGGAGCTGCTTTTTGCTCAGAAACACAAATTTGTGGAACGATTGATTCTAAAGCCATGTCAAAATCGGGTGTAACTTTATAAACAAACACTACGTAATCTTTATTTTTTGTTAATTCAATTTTTCCATTTTCAATAAACTTACTAGACATGTTGGCTCCAACTGTTAATTTACCGGCTTCAAATACGTTATACCTTTTTACATAATGTGTTTTAGTTACTAACCCTGCTGAAAATCCACCAAGTGCAGTAGCACTTACTATGCCTTGGGCATTAGCTTTGTAACGGTCAAATATAACTGTACCTTTTTGAATTCTTAGCATGTATTTAGGGTCTTCGCCTTCTTTTGTTTCTGTGTCTATCTGGCACAAAAATTCTTGTCTTACGTCTTCTGTTACAGGAGCAATAATATCACTGCTCCATATCTGAGTAACAAAACTGTTTTTAACGTATCCAATAACAATGTCTTTAGGTGTTACGGAAAGGTCTGCTCGCTCAATAACACCTAACGCCCAATAATAAGATGCGTTTACATCAACTATTTTTGAAAGAACAATATAAGAGCCGTTTTGGAATAAACCTGCTGGCCAAATTACTGTTTGTCCGGCTACAGAATCATTATTTGTAGCCATACCTATATCTTCATTTTTGTAATAAACAGGCGGAGTATTCCCAACAAGACCACCCCTTTCACGTTGTGAGTTGTATGAGCCAAATGAAGATGAGCTTCCACCAACTCTATTAGTTACGGAACGTTTAGGCATAGCCCTTCTAGATACGTATTCCGTTCTTCCTGCAGCAAGTGCTGGTTCATCGTAAATACCACCTAGGTGCATGGTTACTTGCCTGTAGCTTGCCTCAATGTGCCAAGGAGGAATAGTTCTGCTTCCGGAAGTATTCGAGCCAGACCTTGTCCTTCCCATAATTACTTACCCTCCTCTTCAGGTTTTTCAAATGGCGGTGCTTCGCTTGTATTAAATTCCATATACCGCTCAAGTATAATACCAAGTTCTAGACACTTTGCTTGCACCTCTTCCATTGTTCCAAAAAATATTTCAAGGTGTGTTAAACATGTGCGAGTTACTTTTTGAGTATATATTGAAATCACCTTAAAGTCTTTTTTATCCCAAAAAGCCCATCTGTAAAGTAACACTACCTGTCCGGCTTCGATTAGATATCGGGTTGGTTTATCTACTTGTACCTTGCCTTTAATTGTACCCTCATTCCATCTTTTTGCAAACCTCTCATTCCTCTCCTTGGCAAGTTCCCATCCGTCTTTAGCATCTACGTTAAAAGGAATTTTTTTTGAGTTTGATGCGTTTTCCATGATTACACCACCCTCAATGGAATTGCGTAACTTACTCCGTTAATTGTAATTTGAAGTTCCCTATTAATTCCAAAACTTGAAACAGTTGTAACTGTTGTTCCGGGAATTAAAGTAGTTCCATTAATCTTAATACCGGTATTGTCTAAGGTAAGTGCAACCGTACTTGGTTCAATTCCAATACCTACACGACCACTGGCATTAATTACAAAAGGAGTAGCATCTGGGCTGGTTTCATCTTCAATTCTAACCGTATCACCAGTTCCTGTATTTGTAATCTTAAGTCCAGCCCCAGAGCCAGTTTGATTGATAGTTACAGTAGGACTAGATGTACTGCTTTGAAATGTATTACTTGAAGTATAAGTATTTCCCCTATTTGTATCAGCAACAATTCGTTCAGTTCCACCAGCATCTTTATATTTGATAGAACTTCCAGAAATCCAGATATCACCAGCAACTGAAGATGCTGGAATTACACCTGTTGAAAGGTTAAGTGGTGCGGTTGTAGTACCTGCATTTGCAAAAACTTTACCTCCTGTAAATGATGCACCACCGTTTAATTTTGCATACACAGTAGTGTCTTCTCTAACCAGACCAACTCCATTTACTTTAACGCCATTTGTTGCAGATACACTTATTTCGTTAAATGTTGTGGCGTTTGGTGCTATGTTCTTTTCGTGTCTTAAAACAAGACCATCAGTAGCGTTTGCGTAAATTCTGTATTGTTTGTAGTCAGCATCTGTTACTTTATTGTGAAATGTATCAACGATTTCTACAATAGAAACACCTGTATCTGTTGCAATTTGAAGTCCGTTCCAACCTAGAACATAACTATTATCACCTGAAAATTGTTCACCATAAACTTGTGAAGCACTATGTCCCCAGTCTACACTTGTCTCACTACTACTTCCACTAATACCGTTGTGTGTTAAATTAAAACTACCAACATCTGAATCATCATCTTTAGGCTGTCCATAGCCAGTAATTTCTCCCGGTGTTAATATTAACGATTTGAAAGTTTCCGAAGCCGTATGTATGCCTTCTAATTGAATTCTTGGAATGGTTGTACCACCAACTCTTCTCTCTATGCTAACTGGGTTATAATATTCACCGGGGACATCAGTTTCGATTGGAAATTCTAATGCACCACCAAAAGGATTAAATTTAAAAAGATTATGCGTACCAGCACCTGTGTCATTGTAAGCGTCGAGGACCAAATTTTCGTTTAGTAAATTCTGAACTTTAGGCACATACAATGTACCAGACATTAGTCCACCCGGAAGCCCACCAACAAGTTTTACTGCCGTTGGGTCTACTTCGTAAACAATGCTTCCATTGCCACCTCCTCCGTTATTAATAGGCATTATTCGGAGTAGTGGTAGATGTAGCCGCTTCCTTTAATCCAGACCTGACCGCAGTATCCTGCGAAGTCCAAACTGCCACCGTCAGCAGCACCGGATGTTGAAGCTTTGCGTACAAGGATTGCGTCACCAGCACCATTAGGTTGAAGTATTACTTCAAGGTCAGTGGTTCCAGTATTTACGATGCCAAATACTCTTCTGTTTCTAACTTCAGGAAGAATTTTGGTAGAACTGCCGTTGCTAAAACTAGTAACGTCAATGTTTGGGAGTGTTGGGGGGAGTAATTTATACATGATTAATATCCTCTAAAGTTAATAGGTCTTATCGACCCTTGTTGACGGAGCGTTTGGTCGAGGGCTGCGTCGATTGCCCTTTGGCAGTCGGCTTCTGCAGCGTTGGCGAGCTCCATTTCTCCTGTTGAACGACGGAAGTCCGAGAGGAGCCCATAGATAAGAGAGTTCGCAAATAGCTTAGGAATTTGGATAATTGTCCAATTGCTACTTGCACTAGGGTTTGTTCCGCCTGTTTGGTTTGTTGCTGAGGTGTTTTCATAAAAGTTTCCGTTGTTATATGTTTTTGCTCCGGGTGCGTATGTTTTTGATGCGTCCCAAGTTTCTCCATCCAAGTAAGGGCATTCAAGTCTAGATTCAATCCAGACATCTTGGTCTAAGTCATTCTTGAGGTAAACAACGTCACCTACAAGCTCGAAATCTTTTTGAACTGCATTTTGTGCCATAGGGTCTTTGTTCCAGATTGTAAGAATCTGTCCAAAGCCAGCCGGGAAATTAATGCTACGTCTTCCATCAACAAGCGTTGAGGAGCACTTTTCGATTTTTCTAATGTCCGTCCATTCGTGCATTTCCCAAATGGTACGAAGTCTCATGTTTGCAAAGTCCCTGAGCATAGCGAATCGTTGATTCGTAGACAAGTCCCTGTCCAAACCGCAAAGTTGCAGTGCTGGAAACAGGATTTGTTCATAGGAGACTGTACGCATTTTAAATTGTCCTACCGTATGCATCAAACAAGCCTTTAGTGCCGTTGACACGAACCGTAGTCTTCTCCGCTTTGGAGTTAACTAGGCATTCGGGATTATCTTTCCAGAAACCTTTAACGAAGTTATCGTCTTTCCAGCAAGCATACCCAAGTCT